ATGGCACTCTGGAAACGTGCAAATACCTATTTTGTTGACATCACGGCCCCGGACGGAAGCCGAATTAGACACACTACTGGCACCACCGACCGGGAAAAAGCGAAGGAATACCACGACAAGCTGAAGGCGCAGCTGTGGGACCTGACGAGACTAAAGCTAAAGCCGAAACGGACCTGGGACGAGACGGCGCTGCGATGGCTCAAGGAGAAGTCGCACAAAAAGTCCTATCGGGGCGATGTGCAGATCATCCGCTGGTTCACCGGTTATCTGAGAGGCAAGACCCTCGACCAGATCGACCGGAGCTTGATCGACGGACTTGTGACCCGCCACATCCATGGCTCGGATCGCACCAAGGATATTTATGTGGCGCTTATCCGCGCCATGTTCCGGCGGGCGATGCGCGAATGGGAGTGGATCGACACCGTTCCGGCGTTCAAGACCTATAGCAGGGGCGGCAAGGTCCGGGTTCGCTGGATCACCGAGGCGCAGGCTGAACGCCTGCTCAAGGAGCTGCCCGAGCATCAGCGCGAAGTGGTCGTGTTTGCACTGGCCACCGGCCTGCGTCAGGGGAACGTCCTCGATCTCACCTGGGATCGTGTTTACCTGAACCGGCGCATGGCGATGGTCGAACATGGCGATACGAAGAACGGGGAAGCCCTGGGCGTCCCTCTCAACGATCTGGCCATGGCCGTTCTAGAGCGGCAGCGGGGCAAGCATGAGACGCATGTGTTCACCTTTCGGGGGGAGCCCCTCCGGTCGGCGAATACACGGGCGTGGCGCAAGGCGCTTGTGCGAGCAGGGATCAGCGATTTCCGCTGGCATGATCTGCGCCACACCTGGGCGAGTTGGCTCCGGCAAAGTGACGTGCCCACCTGGGTGCTTCAGGAGCTGGGTGGCTGGAAGTCGGAAGCGATGGTGCGACGCTATGCGCACATGTCGGTGAAGCACCTCCAGCCTTATGCCGACCAGCTGACTTTTGGGCCACAAACCGGGATAACCGGAGAGGCGCAGAAAACTGCGGAAGCCCATGTCACAAAATCACCTACATCCCCACGTAAGGGCGTGCTGATTTTGGCGTCACAAGACGGTGTAAGATGTTGAAATGTAAGGAAGAAGGATGGTGGACGCACTAGGGCTCGAACCTAGGACCCGCTGATTAAGAGTCAGCGGATTTCTAAGCTTTTCAATGCCCGTTCCGACATTTTCTCATTCTGTACCGCGTTACTCCTCTCTGGGCAATTGAATTTTGTCGGAATATGGCGCCTGCTGATTTTCGCGTCAGCCGCGCTCAAATGTCCATCGGCGGTGTGGGCGGTGATCGGCGTCCTGAAGGGGTTTCCGGACGCCGAGGTTGCTGGCAATGCTCGCCACTCTTTCATTCATTCATTCGGTCCCGGTCACGCTTCTATGGTCCACCAAGCATCGTCCGACGGTATCCGGTTGCGCGAGCTGATTGCGGCACTCGAGAAGATGGCGCACGAATGTGCCAGCCGCGGGGAGCGTGATCCTCGCGTCGTGATCTTCGCGAATTACCGCTCATATATGGAGCCGCGACACGTTCGCTTGCACGGGACCGAGATCCGGATCGAGTAGCGTACCGCCTGACCTTTTCGCGAGCGGCCCGTCGCGCTAGCCTGTCGCGATGGCAGTCAACGCGATCCAAGCAGCACCGCTCCAGGCCCCCCCGGAAGGGCGCGCACCGCCTCCAGCGCTGAGTGCACCGGCCGAACGGTCGATCGTCATCAACGTGCCGAGCTCGGCCAAGTCGACTGAAGGCAAGGGGTGCAGCGATGCAGCGTCGTCGATCGCGAGCTCATTTGCCTGGCCGATCACCGTCATCGTGGCTCTGCTGATTTTCCGCGAGCCGATCACGAGATTGATCTCGCGCCTGCGCACCTTGAAGGGCGTGGGTATGGAGGTATCGACTGAAGAGATGATCCAGGACGAACTTCCTGATCGCGCGCCGCCAGCGGATGCACCGGATGTCGACCTCCACAGCCCACCGATCGACACGATCGTGACAGCATGGGTCAAGGTGGAGAAGGCGGTGCGCGACGCCGTGATCCGGGCGAACTTGGACCGCGGCTCGATTGGCGCACCTTACTCGACCGTCTTGCGCAATGCTGACGCTCTGCGGCGAGCAGGTCTCATCCAGCCCTAGCTTCGGCCGTTGATTTCCGATCTCGCAAGGATCCGCAATCAGGCGATCCATAGCCCCGAGGAACCAGTCAGCCGCGCGGCGCTGAAACAGTTCGTCGCCAATGCCGAGTGGGTGGTGTCGAAGCTCGAAGACGTAGGCCGCTAGCCGGATTTAAGCTCCCCACATCGGCCCGTCCGCATCCGGAAAGAAGTCGCCGGGCTCCCGCGGCTCGTGGTCTTGGGGAAGCGTCGGTTCGCCGCCCCCGAACCTGATGCGGATCGCCGCGACCTGCTCGCCCAGCCAGTGGAAAACTGCTGCATACGGCTCTGCCAGCATCCGTTGCCCGATCTCTTTACAGAACGCGGCCGGAAGATAGCCGACTTGGGCTCCGCGGCCGCTGAACACGGCGACTGCGTCGGGATCGTGCTTGTTCTCCGGCTCGCGGCGCAGCTCGACGGGATCGCCAGGCGCGAGCCGGCCTAGCTCGGTCCGGCGATCGCTCCCGTCCTCGTTCGCATAGTTGATCCCGACGACGAAGATGCTGAGTTCGGCAAGGCTCATCTCGCCATTCTGCAGGCGCGACGCCAGCGTGTCGATATCGGTGGAGCGGCCCGACGGGGTCGCGCCGTCCTCTCACGCCCGGGGAGGGCGCTCGTCCAATGGACGGGCCGCGATGCCGCTGGTGCCGCTGCTTGGCCCAAACTGCAACTGCTGGTAGATGATTTTCGCTGCGGCGGCGTGGAAGGGCACGCTCCGAGGCGGGAACCACAGGTGCGCCACAGGCTTGCCCGCCGAAGCTCGCTGGTTTGGCGCAGGAAAGCCAGCAAAGCCGGTATCAAGTCCGGCCCGCAGCGTCATCGCCATGTCTCTAGAGGCGGGTGCTCTACCGTTAAGCTACCGACTCCCCGCTGTGCACCGCGGATCAACACCGAACGGGATTCGAACCCGCATCTCCCTACGCCTTGAGGAATAGGGTCCGAGCCCACGCGGGTCAACGCGGGCTCGGCGCATCGGTCAGCGTTCCGAGTAGGTCGGCTTGGGATAGGGCCGGGCCGGGTGGCGGCACCCCTTGGCGAACCGCGGCTTCAGGAAGCGCAAATATCGGAACTGGCGCAGCTGGTGCCGCGTAGCGCGATCGATGTTCGCCAGCAGGTGAGCCGCGCGCGGGGATTTCGCCGTCTTCGAGTTGGTGGCGAGGGAGTTGTGATAGAACTCGCCATCCAGCTCCCAGAAGATGCCCTTGTGCTCACCGTGATAGGTGAACCCGGCCGCCTGGTAGACGGTGCCAAACAGGCCGCAGCGCTCGTCGGCGAACGACTGGATCCATTTCACCTCGGGGCGAACGCGGCGGATCAGCCGAATCGAGAAGGCGAGGGCGCGACTTTCGCTGTTCCGCAGCGCGCGATCGTCGAGCCACATCCGGTTGAGCTCGAGGTATTCGCGCATGCCTGTGCCCGCCACGACGCTGTCTGCTGACGCGGGGTTCATGGCAAAGCCGTACTGAAGCACGCCCAGCAGCTCGCCGCCGATGAAGACGCCGAGGTGGAGCGTGGACGCGCTGTAGACGCGGCGGCTGTAGTGGTTGGCGATGATGATGCTGTTCGCCAGCGCGCGATCGATCGTGCGGACGAAGAAGCTCGCCTCGCCGAAGCCGATAGCTTCTCGCCGGCGGAGCAGATTGGCGGCCGGGTCGAACAGATAGCCGGCACATTCGCCGGCGGCGGCGCCCGTGAACTCGAGCGGCTGATTTTCGGTGGTTAAGGACTCCATAGGGGGATGTGCTCACATAGGCCCCGCCCGGTGCACGGGCGCGGGGCGTTGCGGCTGGCCAGCCGCGCGTGACGGGGAGCGTGCAGTTGCCCGTCGGTTGCCGTGTTGGCGCACGGCACCCCCGCTCGGCCGGTCGGCCGGCGGACGTGTTCGAGTTTGGCGTAGGAGGGAGGGGCGGGCTAGGCTCCGAACATGAAGCCTTGGCCAACACAGTTGCAGGCGCGCGAACGCCTACGGGAGCGCGCGGACGAGCGCGGCGAGTCGCTTGCCGCGTTGTCCCGGCTCATAGGGAAGCCGTCGCGCTATTTATCGGATTGGGTTCGCAGGGGCCGGCCGGATTGGCTGGAGCCCGCCGAACAGTCCAAGCTGGAGCGATATCTTGGGCTCGGCGAAGCCGAGATCGGATGGCCAGCCGAATAGCGTCAACGAACGATGGCTGGACCGACACCGGTTGTTCGCATTATGTTCTCACAGTGCTACGCCATCACGAGTCGATCATCATCAACCTCGCCCTGCAGGTTCTGCAGAAGGCGGCGTATGAGCCCGCGGGCGCTGAGCTGGGCCAGTTGCCGGTGCGCCTCGCGCTGAGGGTGCTGATGCCCTTCGTCTCCGATCGGAAGCCGCTCGGGGACTTCTGGACCGAGTTTACCAAGGGGCAGAGGCTGGCGTGGGAGAGCTGCCACCCGGCCTATGGTCGCATCAAGGCCTCGCTTGAGACCGTAGGCTGGCAGGTGGCGGAAGAGGATTATCCGCCGCCTGCAGCGCCGGTGTGCGTTGAACTGGGTCTTTCACACGACGTCGTAGGCTTGATCGAACGCTTCGGAATCCGCAAGCTGGACGACGGCGATCGGGGCCGGCCAGCGCTTGTGACGCGGCCCGGAGGCGATTGCTGGGTGATGACCTGGGGACATGGATCCCCGATCCTCCAACAAGCAAAATGGGGCATCCGTCGCACGGTCGCGGGCCGCAGCGGTGGCCGAGCGACGGACTTCGTCACCAACATCCGCGACCCCGAACGCAAGTTCTGGCGACGGGGCAGCGTGGAAAAGGGGGTGCTGCCAGCGCAGCGCTGCATCCTTCCCGTGCGCGAGATCGGGCACCGTGCGCCCGGCACGACGACTGGCCCGGCAACAGAGTGGTTCGGGATGCCTGATCAGCAGGATTTCGGCATCGCCGGCCTATGGGTGGGGCACCCGCATTTCGCCGTTGCACTCCATGTGAGCGAACCGAACCCGTTGTTCGCGCCCTATGCCGACGCGATGCCGCTGATTCTCCATCGCGAGGATGAACACCGTTGGCTCGAACATGGCGATCTCGCCGAGCTGGCAACCCCCTTTCCGTCGCAGCTCTTGGTCAAGCTGCAGTGCAACTGAGGTGAGAAGAAATGTAGGGCAACGCCCAACTATTCCCTTGACTGGCTTTGGTGTTGATGTAGGGTGATACCCAACAGCAACGGAGGAAGCAATGCAGATCGTTTCAGTCAGGGACAAGCGGGTGAAGGCGCTGGTCGAGAACCCCAGCCGCACCAGCGTGAAGGGTCTCGACGCTCTCGAAACCCGCAAGATCACGGAGATGCTCACCGCGATCACCGTCATGACGAACCCGCTTCAGCTGCTGGCGGTGCCCTCATGGAAGGCCCACGAGCTGTCCCCCGGCCAGCCCGGCAAGTGGAGCCTGACGGTTACCCGCAACTATCGCCTGACCTTCTACGTCGATGTCGCGGCGCAAGAGGTCTCGGTGCTGGACTATGAGGACTATCACTGACGCCACCGGCGGGGCCTCGGCCCCGCCCCGTAGGGCGTTGCCCTACGATTTTGCTTGCCCGGTGTAGGGTGGCGGCCTATGCATCCCACATAGAGGAGTGACCTATGTCCAAGGCCCAGCGCGAGAGCGCGCAATACAAGATCGAAGCCGCCGCGGAGATGGTTGTGTCCGCGGTCCCCCAGCTCGACCAGCACCCGGGAAAATTCATCAAGGACGTGCTGCTGCCCGAATATGGCCTGAGCGTCGCGGAGGCAGCGCGCCGGATCAAGATGGACCGTGCGACCCTCCATCTCGTTCTGACTGGCAAGCATGCGGTCAGCCGCGACCTCGCCTACAAGCTTGGCGCGCTTATGCGGGATGAGGTCGCTGACCTCCTCATTGCCTATCAGCACGCTTACGACTTGGCCAAAGATCGTGAGAAGCGCGAGGAATACAAGGCGACGATCGAGCGCGTTCCGGCGGTGGATCAGGTTGGCGCCGCGGCATGACCGCGATCGAACGTGCGGCGCGGGCGCTTGCGGCCGAGCTACAGTCGCAGGAGCCCCAGCACGGCGGGACATTCTTCGTCGATGCGGATAACCTGCGCGAGACAGTGATAGACGGTAAGTTCGATCTGCACGCCCTTGGGCGCGCCGTCATCACCGCCTTCCGGGAGACGTTGGAGCATCGTCAAGCTGGCGTAGACTCTGCCGCCGAGTACGGGGAAGGCGCCGCCGCCGCGATAGAGTCCAGCCGCTTGCAGGATTCGATCGACGTGATCGACACGCTCCTGAAGGAGGAGAGCTAGGCGCAACATGCGGCCGCGCCCCTCGCAGCTGCGGCTGGTGCTATGGCAGGAGGGCCTGTAGTCATTCGCGCATAGGGGACCGACTATGCGCGCACTCGCACTCACGTTCATCCTGTCACTAGCGCCAGCGACAACGCAAGGCAGCGCAGATCCATGGAGCGTAGAAGAGACGGACAACGGCTGCATGGCCGCCACTTCCTATTACGGCGGCAAGCTTCCAACCCGACTTGCGCTAGGCGAATCCATCGATGGTCGCTCGATCATGGTGCTGCAGAACACAGGTTGGTCCACCGTCCAGGATAGGGCCTACGACGTCTATCTGCTGATCGATGACGACATTTTCTCGGGCAAGGCCACAGGCGGGGCGGGCGGGGCGCTGACATTCATCCTCGAACCACGGGTCATGGACGCGATTTCGAAGGGAACCCGCATGGTTCCGGCTCTAAAGATCGATGACAACAACGAGAAGCTGCTTGAGCAGTTGAAGCTGACCGGGAGCGCTACGGCCATGGCGAAGGTCCGAGAATGCGTCGCCGGCGTGATCGCGGCCAAGCAAAGAGAGAAGACGATTCCTCCGGATCCATTCAAATAGGCCGAGCTGGCCAGCCTTGCCCGTTGGGCGAGCCGCTGGAACGGGCAGCGAAATCGCAAGCTCCCACTGCCGTAAACAGAAAAGCCCGCACCGGCGTGACCGATGCGGGCGTATACAGGCCCCAGAACGGGGCGGCCGGTCAGCCAGTGAGCCGGTCGGCCGTGGCGTCCGCCTTCGCGTTGACGCGCGCTTCCAGCGCCTCACGCGTCTCACTCAGTTCGGCGAGCTGGTCGTCGGGTATCGTGACGGTCTCGATGACATCATCGACATGCGCGATGACCGCCTCCGCGACCGCTATGACGCCGGCGGCGCGCGGGTCGAGAGACGCGACGGCCTTGCCGATCTCGATGAGCTTCTTGATGTCCATCGGAGCCTCCTATCGCGCGAGTTCGGTTCGGACACCAGCAAGCGCGCGCTTCGCTTGCTCCAGCGCCTCGCGATAGCTCGCCGCGTTGCTGGCGCGCTGTGCAGCTGAGGCGGCATTGAGCCATCGCTGAACCTCGAGAACGGCGCTGCGGATGCGCAGGGCGGCCGGACTGCCCGGCGTGATCTCCTTCAGATCGAGCGCCAGGTTGACCGCGGTCAGCGCGGTATCAAATGACAGGAAGGCGACGCGCACGCCGCGCTCCGGGATCGTCGTGTTGCCCGTGATCGTCGCCGGCGGCGCTACCTCGAGCGCATCGGCGATGTCGGCCGCCGCCGCGGCGACCTTCTCGACCGCGTCGGCGCGCACTGTCGGTGAACCGGGCGGCGAGAGTTCGGGCAGGGGGGAACAGGCTACCGCGAGCACCGCGGCGGCCAGGATGAGAAGACGGCGCATGGCGCGCTCCCTTTCGCGATTGTGCCGGCGGCCCGCCGGCGGGGTTAGGGTTTGAGGGCCTGCGTGTTGTCTGTCGCGAGGGCGCCTTGCGAGACGCTGGCGGCTGCAATCCCGGTGGTCGCCACGATCTTACTCCCGATCGAGGGCGTCTTGAGCGCGGCCGCGGCGATATCGTTCATCGTCACGCCGCCCGCCACGCGGCTGCTCACATGGACGCCGATGAACGCGCAGATTTTCCGTACCCAGCCCCAAAAACCGACAGCGTCGTTCGGGATCAGGCGCGCGCCGGCATTGGCCACGGTCGTGACGATGAAGATCAGCAGGACGAGAGTGCTCGGCTGCACGCCGATCAGCTCGGCCAGATCAGGTACAAGGTTTCCGAAATCGGTCATTTCAAAGCCTCCTCGAAATTGGGCAGGTCGACGGTTTGCCCGGCGAGCGGGTGCGTGCAGTCGCCCAGGAACTGGATGCGGCCGTCGGTCACGAAGGAGTGGCAGATCTCCGGCGGATCGCCGGGCTCCGGCTGGAAATTCGGGTCTACGGCGCGGCCCGTCTTCACCAGCACTGATGGCTTCAGCGTCGGCCGGTCGAGATCGCCGTTCCACGACCAGCGCGGCCGGCGATCGCGGCCGATGTTGCAAACGTGCTCCCCGCCGCACCCGGGGCAGTGGAACGCGAGCATGCAGTGATCTGTGCCCCACAGCACCGCTCGCTCGCCACGAAGCGGGTCGCGGCTCACGACGCGGTCCGGCGTGAATAGGCCGCTGCGAGACGCTCGTCGTAGCGATTCAGCCGATACGCCGTGCCGTTGTAACCCTTGGCGAAGGCCGCCCAATCACCGCGCTGCAGCGGTCGTTTCAGTCCATTGCCTTCGACGAACAGGATGAACGCTTCGAGCTGGTCGCCTTCGGTCTGAGCTTGGCGCCACGCAAACGACCAAGGCGAGGGCGCGCCGCAAACGGCGAAGTTCTCGCCCAGGATCTGGAACCCGCCGTAGCTTGCGCTGGCGAACCCTGCATCGACGTCGAGGCCGACGGCGTCGAGCAGCTGATCCCAGCGTCCGTTCTGGCTTCCCGGGTACAGCTTCTTGTTCCATGCCCGCGATGACAACGTGGGGTGCGTCTTGTCGTACCGGTGCCCGGTCGCGCGGCTGAATCGATGCGGCTCGAACAGGATCGTCGGACGACCGTCGATGAATGGGCTCGCGGCCGCTTCGACATCCCAGACCGTCCAGATCTTGGCGGTATCGACACCCAGCTGCGCGGCGGCGCCGATGATGTCGTTCTCGGTCAGCTTGTAGTCCGGACCGTCGGTGAGCGCCTTCAGGACAGTCGCGCGCGTCTTCGGCCCCCAGACTCCGTCTACCGGCCCCGGATCGAGACCAAGCGCCACCAGGCGCCGCTGCAGCGTCGCTACGTCCATCGTTCGTCCTTTCGGTAGGTGTCGGCGGCTATTGCCGATCGCGGATGTTGAAGAGGGCCTTGAAGGCGGCGATGCCGCGCTCGCCGAAGAACTCGATAATAAGCAGCCCTGAGAAACCGAGGCCTATGCCGAGCATGACCGCCATGCCGGCACCCAGCGGCTCGCCGTTCCCGAACTGGCCGGTCACGACCATGAACAGCAGGATGATCAGTAGCGCGGTCAGCGCGCGTTCCTGCCACAGTGTAAGCTTCCGCAGAGGTGGCGGCGCGATGAATCGGGCCAAGAGCAGACCGGCTACCGACAGTCCCAGGGCAAGGACCGGCACGTGCACACCGAACACGGTGATAATTGCTGGGCCAATGGCGGGCGCCGCGACCGCGACCGCCCCAGTCTTCACGCCCAGCCCGCTTTGTAGAGCGTCACTCCAACCGCTATGCACAGCACCAGCCCCCCGATCTTCACTTTTTCCTTGAGAGCGCTCCAGCGAAGCACCAGCCGGACCGGTGCGGGTTCGATGAAGAGCCGGTGGTCCACCGCCTGCGCGGCCACGCTTTGCAGGCCGAACGCGACGGCGAGGGGGAAGACGGTCATGCCGTCGAACAGCCGGTCCAGCTGGAACAGCGCCATCATGGTCGTGTCGGACGCCTCGCCCCACGCGAGCAGGACGAGGACGTCAGGGAGGGCGCCAAAGAGGATCGTGAGGAGGAACCCGGAAACGATAAGCCGGTGGAGCTGGAGAAGGCTCAGCCCGGTGCGGGCTGGCGTTCGATAGGCCCGGTTGTCGACCATCGCCTCGACCTCGCGCGCGCGCCGTTGTTCGACAACAAACCCCACCAGCATCGCGAGCGACAGTGCGGAGATCAGCGAGAGGCTGAACAGCGCGAACGCATATGCGATCGGGCTGTCCTCGAAGACTGGCGGGAAGCGTGGGGGCATTACGCTCGGCCGGATTCGCGCTCAACTGCGCGCTTGAGGCCGATCAATCCGCTTCGTGATGCCTTCACGAATGGCCCAAACCGCGCCTCACTGTCGAGATCGGTGCCGAGCGCTTCGATGGCTGCGGCAACCTCAGCGAACGCCGGTGACGCGACCAGAGCGGCAAGTGGTGCCATCTTTTCCGTACGCACCCTATCGTCATGCGCCGCCACCTTGGCGCGCATTGCCTCAATATCGTCCATTGCTATTCTCCTTTGAGTGGCTCAGCCGTGCTGCACGTCGATCCACGCGCGACCCTCCCGTATCGCCCAGACCTTCCCGATGCGGCGGCGGTACTGATCGAAGGTGATAGCGCTCTCGGGAACCGCAACGGCGTCGATCGCGCCGCCATCCCCTTCTGCAGGCAGGACATAGTCGCCGACCCCGAACTCGCCGGTCAGATTGACGGGCACCTGGCCGCAGAAGGCAATTCGATCGACCTTGAGGCGCGCTGCTTCCAGCGCTTCTTCCCAGTCCGAGAGAACGATCTCGAATTGCGCTTGTGCGAGAGTGTAGGCATTGTTCGCTGTCTGCCATTCGGCCAGCGAGGTGGGAAACGCCTCCATCGCCCCTTCATAGGCCTCTTGAGCTGCCGCCGCGGCGTCGGCAGCCTGTCCCCAGATGTAAAGCCGCACCGCGAACGCGGCGTCGCTCTCCTCCTCACCCTGCGTCGGCTCAGGGTCGGTAAAGGGTTCCGGCGCGATCGGGGCCGCGGGCGCATTCCCGATCGGCGTAGGTGGCTCGGGTCGCGGATCAAGATCGTTCGCCCAGCTATCGCCGCCGACAAGCGAGGGATCGGTGGATTTGATGACGAAGCTACACGCCGCCGCCCAGCTCTGCGTCAGTTTGCCGTCGATATCGACGCCGCAGACATCGCCCTTTGCGATCGTCCCGCAGTCCGCGGCCTTGACCATGTACTCGGCATAGTCGGCACCGCTCGCGTTGATCGTGCCGCCCGCGTTGATCGAACGGGAGGTTGTCGAACTATGCCCGAAGTTCGCAGCGCAGTGAGCGGAACTGCCCAGCCCGGCATATGCCCCGTACACCCGCATCGAGGGTGTCGCGTTGTCATATCCGATATCCAACACCTTGTCGGTCTGCGCGCTCAGCGTCTTGAAGATCGTGTGGCTGGAGCCGCCGGCGGCGCCGACCAGCAGGTTGCCGGCGGCGTCGATGCGCGCGCTCTCTGTTCCTCCGCCGGTCGAGAATGTGATGATGGCATCATTCTCGGTGGACTTGGCGTAGATGTCGGTGCGGCGACTGGAAACGATCGCCCGCAATCCGAGCTGGTAACTGGTGGTCGTATCGTACTGCGCCCCGATGAATCGGTCACCCCAGCTCAGAAGGATGTCACCATGGATGTCCATACGAGCGCGCGGCGCGCTGCTACCGACCCCTATATCCCCGCTCGCGGCGATACGCATCCGCTCGGTGAACGTGGCCCCGTCCGCGGTGGAAATATGACCGAAAGTCAGCGCCCCGTTCGATGCAGCGAAAGTGCGCATCTGGGCATCGCCGATCCCGAAACCATAGCGGGTGTTGGCCGCGCTATAGACGAGCAGTTTTTGTCCGAACGCTCCGCCGCCCAGGTCGAACAACGCCTGTGGGCTTCCCGTGTCGATGCCGACATTGCCATTCGGGAGGAAGCTGGCGGAAAGCCTCCAAGCCGCACCATCGAAATGCCCGATCTCAAGGCCGTTCGCCACAGAGTTGTCGAATAGGACGCGCGCGCCCTTGGTGGGGGTACCATCCTTCCACCAGTTCATGGCCGAGCCGGCCCCCTGAAGGATCATGCTACCCAGCGCATGCAGTCGCGCAGCGGGGGCGGTAACGCCGAACCCGTGGTTGCCGTTCGCCTCTACCCGGCCGCGCTCAACGCCGCCGGTCGCCCAAGCGATGACGTTCGCGCTGGGCCGCCAGAAACCCGTGTCCTGATCATCGGCGAAGCGGATGCCGGGTGTCGCCGCGGACCCGAAGCCGAACATGCCCTGACCAGCATTGTCCGCGATATCTTGATAATCCTCGATCAGCAGCGCGACATTCTTCGCCAGCACCGCCAGTGCGTCCTGCGTCGAAAGAATCTCATAGGCCTGCCCGGCCGCGGAGGCTCCCGCATAGTTGCGCGCCAGCGTCAAAGAGGTGGACGAATTGACGGAAGCGATCTGATAGAGGCGTTCATCGGGACCACGGAGCGCGTCCCCTGCCTTCACGTTGTCAACGAACGACGTGCCAGTGCCGACCACTGCGGCGGATCCGTTGGTCACGGCAATAGTGCCGGCGGCGTACCAGGCCATTTGCGCTTTCTCCTTAGTGAAACAGCACGGATCGCGCCGGGCAGCGCTTGTTGGACGGCGCGCGGCGAGATCCGGACGAAGCCGGAGGGTGATCGCTAGAAAATCGTGTGGTTCAGCGGCCGCAGAATGCGGCGATCAGCATCCAGAGGGCTGGCTGGCGTCGGTTACTCGCCCGCACACTTCATGCCTCACGCCCCGCGTGTCCTCACGATCGGCGGGAGCTGTCCCCAGCTTGAGCAGATCGCTTTCGAACAGCCGTTTCCTAGGGTCGATGGGGTGCCGCACACCGCGGCGATCAACAAATGTACGCTGTCCCTTCGCGGGGCCATAGAGCATTACCCCTCCGGGAAGCTCCTCACGTCGAATGTTCGAGCAGCCAGAAAGCAAACCAGCCGCTGCAACTGCTACGATGATCGCTTTCATGCCGCTCCCCCATTTTCACCGATGCCACACATTAATTCTACGAGACTCTCGTGTGCAAGAGTCAGTAATTCGTCACGTCCAGCACCAAACCAGAGAAATCGTATGGCTCTGCGCCCCCGCCGGCTGGGATACTTGAGAGCACGATCTTGCCGATGCTTACGCCACCAGTGATAGCTGACGCTCCGGTAATCCGGTTCTCCAGCAATCCAGCGGACGAGAAGCTGTACATAGGTGTGACGCTCGTCACCCAAGCATAAACCCGCGACGTGTCGTAGACCCGATTGCCGTACTGACCGGCGCTCTTTCCTTTGATCGCATCGACAACGCGCATATACTTGAGCGCGCTGTGGAACACCGGGTTGCCCGTGTCGTCGCGAACCTCAAAGCCGTAAGTCGTCGGCATCGTCGCTATGACATCGAACACGTAGTATGTGACGGTCACCGCGGTGGGCGAGTTCGCTCTGATGTAGAAGGTCCAACTGCTTCCGGATCGATCGACATACTCGACGCAAGCGCTGACGCTGCATCTCAGGGCGACGGTCGGAGCGGTACCGCTGATGGTGAAACTCGCGATCGAGTACGAGGAACCGACGTACGCCGGCCCGGTCGAAACTATCGCCACCGCGGCCAAGGCAAGGTTCCGATAAAGCTGGTCGACTTGCACCGTTCCCGCGGTGTTGAAGATCGTCAAACCGGCCGGCATCAGTACACACCGTAGACGATGTTGATCGGCGCCGGGTAATCGACCGAGTTGAAGAGATTGTCGTAGTCCTTCCAGATGAAGGTGTCTCCGCTGAACTGGAAATCCAGATACACGATCAACTCCTGCTCGGGCATCGACGAACTGGAAAGCTGCGCGGCGAAAGGTGTTCCAGTCAGGAGCCCCGCGTTGACCAGGCTCCCATTTCTCGCAGGCGTGATTACGCCAAGCACGCGAGTAATTCGGTCTGTGATGTCGAGGGTTAGGTTCCCGGCACCATCCCAGCATTGAAGTCCCTGCGGCATCACCAAACGCCCAGGCGCACGATCATAGTGCCCGCGGCATTGAGCACCCTCAAATGACCGTCTGAGAACTCGAAGCGCGGCTCCCCTGGAGCCCCGGATATCTTGAATACGTCCTGCGTGAACTCGATAGTCGACAGCTCTCCGTCGTTCTCGGACTTCGCCCCGGAAACTTTGCCGTCGACCGTCATCTTGAAGCCCCAGGTCGCCTTGGCAATGCCCTCTGCATCGGCCGCGACCGCGGCTACCGTGACGATCTCGGCTTCGGCTGCGCCCATCCTGGTCTGAAGCGACGTGACGGAGCTCACGCTCGCCTTGCCTGTCTCCAGATTGACCAGCGCCGTGTTGATGGTGACGAGGTCTGCCTCGATGCCATCCACGGCGGCTGACAGCGTTGCGACCGCGCTGGCCCTTGCGCCGGCTTCATCCGCGATGGCCTCCTCCAGCGAGGTAATCGCCGCACTGAGATCCCCTTCGACCCCGTCGATCCGTGCATTCAGTCCTGATACCGCCGAAGCTCGCGCGCTCGTCTCGTCGGCGATCGCCTCCTGTAGGCTAGTCACCGCGGCATCGAGATCGGCCGTGACCCCATCAACCTCCACGGATATCGCCAAGATCGCAGCTGCTCGTGCCGCCGCCTCGGTGACAACCGCTGTATCGAGCCGCGCGACCTCAGCCGCGACGTCGCTCTCGAGCGCCGCCAACGCGGCCGCCACTGAACCGATCGCCGTGGCGCTGGCATGGTCGCCTTCGACACGCGCCGTCTGCTCGGTGATGATCGCCGCCTGGGCCGCATCAACCTCAGCCGTGAGGCTCTCGGTGCGCGACGCCATCGCGCTGACCCCCTCGTCGATCTTGGCGATAGCCTCGCTGCGCACCTCGGCAATCTGCTTCCGCCGCAGCTTGCCGGCCGCGTGCTGTGCGAGCAGGCCGCGCAAGGTAGCTTCCGCGGAGTCCTCCGCCACGAACCGTGCCTGTCGGATGACGGTCGTGATGGAGGATACATCACCTAGGGTTTCGATGACGGTCTCGACCGATCCCACGCGTGCGTCGAGCGCCGTGACGACGCTGATGTCGGCCTTGGTCGTAATCGTTCCTGCCAGGGCGTCATACTGCGTGCCGAGATCGGTAACGGTCAGCGACAGCGCGTCCAGCGTCGCAGCATTCGCCTTTAGTGCGAGCGATGCGGTGAGGCCGCTGATCGCGACCTCGGCGGCGCCGACGCGGACCTGTAGACCACCCAGCTCCGGAATCTGACTCGGGTCGATAACCGCGAGCGCGATCTGCTCATCGACGTAGGTGGTGGTCGCGCGCAGCAGAATCGAGTTTTCGGCTGCGTTGAGCCGTATTTCGGCATCGCTCAGCCGTTCGCGGGTATCCTCGACGGCACGGATGCTGACGATGCCGGTTTCGGGATCGACGGTGATCCCCGCGTCGCGCATCCGGCGGCGGGTTCTCCAGCCTTCCACGACGGTCCGCAAAAGCGCGTCGGCGCCCTCGGAAATCTGGCGGTCGAGCTGGCGAGTTGCTGCCTCACCCGCGATGCGCGCGCGGTCAAGCCCGTCGATCGAAGCAAGCGCATCGCCAATCTCCACCTCAGCGGCGTCGATCCGCGCATCGACCTCTTCGGCCGCTTCCTCGACCTGTTCGTGCAGCGCCGCGAGATCCGCGGCGGTGCCCAGAGCGGTCGCGGCGGTCGTATCGATCTGGACCAGGACACCTTCCGCAGAGCGTCCACCGGTGACGACCCCAGTCTCCGGGTCGAGCGTGCCGCCGATTGGCGACCCATCAGGAGCACCGGGTGTAGCGCCGGGGTAGGGAGGCTGTACGTAGGGCGTCGGTGGGTTCGACTTGGACAGCCCCTCGATCGACAATGAGACCGTGCTGACGGTCTCGCCAACTTCGATCGAGAAATCACGGAAGAACCCGTAGACGACGAGGGCGTCGACCTCCGCATCGCCGAGCCACAGCGACGGGCGCGCGCGAACCGCGGCAATTCGATTGGCGACTTGGTCAATCGCATCCGTGCGGATCAACGCGCGGGTCGACATGCGTTTGGCCCACGCGCGCTCCACGACGGTCGGTTCGCCGAAGTCGTCGAACTCCTTACGGCTGAAGTCATTGATCCCGGCGGTGGGCGAGGCCTCGGTGACGCCCAGCGATACGATCCGTCCAACAAGGAGCGTGCCCACCGACAATGCGCCAGGCGCTTCGATCGTCACGGTGACGGGGCCGTCAATGAGCGGCATATCCAGGAAGGTGACCGAGCCTGGGCCGACTGCCTGCGTGCGATCGTATCCGGCGGCCTGAACACGCACCGACGTGGCAGTCGAATCCAGGAGTGCCACCGCGTCGACGCCCGTCACGTCCAGCGTTACCGCGACAAGGCCAACCGCGGTGGTGGTGGTGCCGAGAGCCTGGTCGAACATTGCCCATCGGTTCGTCGGGCCGATATCGATCCACTTGCCTGATGCGCCGAGCGGGTCGTTTCCGACGTTGCCGTCCGCGACGCTCTCATAGATGCGATGGGTCGGCGCCTTGAGTACCCGCGCACCCAGCGGATAGGTGGTGATCGCCGACCACTGAGCGTGATCCGTCTCTGACACGCTGCTCGATGTCAGTTCGGCGTCACCGACGGTAACGGGCTGAAGCAGTTGGAGGCTGGAGGACTGCCCGTCCGGCGCCGGATCGCCGCCGCCGTCGGCGACGGTTTCCGTTTCGGTCAGCCCTTCGACGGTGAGTGTGCAGAAGCTTGTTGGCGGAAGCGCCAAATCGATCTGGAAGTCCTTGTAGAAGCCTTCGAAATCCAGCCACTCGAACCGGCCATCCGCGATCCACCGGGTCGGGGTCGCTCGCAAGGCGGCAAGCCGCTGCTGAAGCGCGTCAGCCTCGGCAAATGGGAGCGCGAACCGCACCGACATACGTCGCGCGAAACCGCGCTGCACAACCGTGGTGATGCCGAACTCGTCGGTTTCGCGGCGGCTGTAATCGGTGATCCCGATGGTCGGCGACACCTCCGTGACGCCGAGATCAACCTCGTCGCCGGCGATGACGACCTTCATGCGGCTCTCGTCGAGATTGCGTCACCGCCGCTGTCTGCGGTCACGTTGTCCAGCGTACGCTTGATCGAGCCTGTATTGCCCGCCGTAGCTGCGTGCCCGGTGTTGTTCTCAGCCCGCATCTGCGCGACCTCTTCGCGGAGACCGGCGAGGCCCGTGCGGATCTCCTGAACCGTGTCGTCATTGGCTGAAGCGGTCGCGAGCGACACCGCATCCGCCATGTTCTGCAGCAACGCCTCGGTGGGGGTCGCGCCGCTCGCTGGGTTCGCCCCATTGATCGTGGCGAACACGGCCTCAAGCGCTGCGGCCGTCTGCGCGCGGATGCGGTCGAGTTCCTGGCGGCTCGTCGCGGCCTTCTCGGCCGCCGCCAGCATCGCCTGCGACAAGCCGGGCAGGCTCTTGGCTGCTTCGATATCGCCGCCGCGCGCCGCTGCGGCCGCAGCGTTGAACTGGCCCTGCAGCGACGCGAAGCTGCCTTCGCCGCCGGCGCCGGTCAGCCCGCGAATACGGCGGACCTCGTCCATGATGCTGTCGCCGACCGATGTCCACGCCTTGCGAAGCTCCTCTGCGGCCCGCGCCGCCTCCTGTGCGTCCTGGATTGCCCAGATCTGCTGCTGAAGCGCTCGATTGCTCGCGTCGAGCTTTGCCAGATCGAGCGCGCGCAGCGCGGCGGTGTTGCCCTGCAGCTCGAGAAGGCGGCGTTCGAGGTCCTGGCGCTCGGCGATCACGTCCGCCGCGCTCTTGGCCCCTGCGAGCGCGTTCTGCAGATCCGCGAACGCGGGTGCGAGCTGGAGCAGCGTCGCATAGGTCGCCTGGCCGGCCGCGGTGGTGAGGTCCTGTGCCTCGACCAGCGCGCGGAAGGCTGAGAGCGAAGTCGGCATCGACAGGCCCAGGCTCTGGAAAACCTTCGAGAACTGGGCCGCACTGGCGGCTGCCTGCTCCTCGCGCGTGTAGTAGGCCTTGAAATAGTTGTCGGTGGCGCTCGCGAGCGCGCTCAGGCTCTCAAACTGGTCGGCAAGACCGAGCTTGGCATCGATGCTCAATGCGCGCGAGCCGAGGCCGAGCTGATCGAGCGACGCGGTGACCGTTTCGACGGTGGAGGCAACCCGCACGAGCGTCTCGAACATCCCTTCACCGGCGCGCTGGAATCGCTCGAACCCGGGGAACGCGGCCGCGGCCATCTGATCGGCCGCCGCCCCGAAGATCGCAGAGAGCTTGTCGGCAATTTGCTCGCCGGACAGCCCCTTGAGGTCGATCTTGCCGATGTTGACGACGAAGCTGTTCAAGCGCTGCTGGATTTCGCTCGTGGCGACGCCAAGCGGCCCCGCCGCCGCGGAGATCGCGTCATAGAACGACCGCAAGATCAGCGTGAACTGGTTCTCGAGCGCCGGGTCGGCGGCGCCATACTGCGTCGAGTATTTCTTGCTGGTGGTGATCCCCAGGAATTTGGATTTGCGCTCTATGTCACTGTAGGTCGACGCGTCGAATCCACCCGCAAGGATGCTCGCGATCGACTGCGGGCCGCCGAACAGGCCGCTCCCGATGACGGTGGTGGTGGTGCCGAACAGCGACTTGAGCAGGCCACCAACAAGCGGGATCGCGCCGAGGATCGAGCCGATCGCATTGGGCTTGAAGCCCTGCGCTACGCCCTCCGACGCGTTCACATCGCCGCTGCGCAGGATCACCGCGGCAAACCCGCCGATCTGGCTGTCGATCGAGCGCAGCGACGCTGCCATCTCGCGCGAATAGCTGAGCATGATCGTGTCGACCTCCTTCAGCTGGTCGATCGCGCGCTTGATGCTCTGCGACTGCGCCTTGGGATCGCCGAACACAGTCCCCGTGCCGTTGTTCGACGGCTCAAGGTCGTTCTTTCCGCCACCGCCAATCGCCCCTGCGACGCCGGCGCCGATCGCGGCCAGCGCCGCGCCGGTGGCAGCCATCGCGGCGATGTTGAGCGGGAAGGGGAGCTTCGCCTGCGCGGCAATGCCCTCGATAGCGAACTTGGCCACCCGGATCGCGCTGTTCACAACAGCCTTCGCCGTTTCGACTGCGTCCTGCGCCATCGCGCGCACCGACAGGGCGAACTCGATCGCGCGGAATATCTGGAGGGCCTTGGTCAGGGCCTTGTAGCCCGACGAGCCTTCAGCGAAGAATCCGCGCGCTGCCAGCAGCATGTCGCCATACAGGCCCACCTGCATCATTGCGCGTTTCTGTTCTGCAGCCGCCGCGCCGATGGCCTCCTTTTCGACGGCTTCGTCTAGCTTTTTCTTCTCAGCCGAATAGCGAACGAAGGTCTCCAGCATATCCGAGAGCGCCGAACCACCTCGACCGAACGCTTCGGCGAGGCCGTCGCCCGCACGATTGGCCGCATCGATCAGCCAGTCCATTTCCTCCCTGACACGGCGGATGCGTTCCGCCTCCTGCTCGGCTGCGGCGTCCTTCTCGATCAGCTCCGTCTTGATCCGGTAATATTCCTGCCAGCGAGCGGTCGCTACCTCGACGCCCTGATCCATATTCCTGGCAATGAACGCGTTCTTCTCTAGTTCCAGCGCGGCGGCGGCTCGCGCCGGACCGACCAGGCCCCACAGGGCAATCTCGTCGCGCAGCGGCTGTATGACATGCGCATGGAACTCCGCCGCGGCCTTCTCGGATGCTTCGGCATCCGCTGCCTGCGCGCGGATCTCTTCCATGCTGGGCAGCTGGAACGCAGCGGCGCGTGCTTTGATGAACGCGTCGCGCGCCGCATCTGCGTATCGGGTGGCCTCGGATGGGTCGAGCTTGGCCGCGGCGATCTTCGCCAGGGCATCGCGATACTCGATCGCTGCGGCCTCGGCGGGGTCGAATTGCTTGGCCAGGGCCGCCTGCGCGTCCGCGAGATTCTTCGATGCAGCGGCGGCATCATCTGCTCCCTTCTTCCACGAAACGTGAAAGTGCCGCCCCTCGTCCAGCAGCTGCTTGATGGGGACGCCCGCCGCGCGGAACGCATCGCGGATCTTGGCAAGTGACATGCCCGGCGTCTTGGCGATATCGATCGCGTTGCCGACTTCGTGGTCACTGGTGCCCGGCTTTGCAGCCAGTGGCCCCTTGCCGGCAAGATAGCGCTCGTACAGCACGCGTTGCTGCTCAAAGGACCGTGTCGTGCTGGTGATCACTCCGCCGATGCTGCGGACGATGCCTTCGGCTTCGGATAGGCTGATCTGGCGGCCGATCTGACGATTGTCGTTCGCGGCACCACGCAACGCGGACTGCTGACGCTGCGCTTCAGCAATCTCGGCCTGTTGCTTCTCGTGAAGCAGGCGGAGCTGGCGACCCATTTCCTCACTCGTCGCCTTCTCGTTCACAAGCCGCTGCTTTGTCTGCGCTATGAGGCCGTTTGACCCTTCATAGCGCTGCCTGATGCTCTCGATGGGGTCGATCGACTTCTTGGTCGCCTCGCTGATCAGATCTACGAACGTTTCCCGCGTGCGGAGCCCGAGCGCAACGACGGCTTCGGTCTGTGCCTTCTGAAGCTTTTCCAGCGTGGCGATTTCGGCCTCGATCGCTTGCCGTGCGGGCATCAGGCGCGGGTCGCTGCCGGCCGGCCCCGTAAATCCCTTCAATCGCTCACGCGCGCCCGCAAGCTGTCGCTCAGTGGCGGCGAGCGCCTTCTGTGCGGCCAGTTCCTGCGCGCGCGCCAGGATCGCAGCCTGCTCGATCGCGGTGCGCTGCGACTCGATCCATTTGTCGTGGGCGGCCACCGTGTCGAGGATGGCTTTGCGAACCCCTTCCTCGGTCTGGATGAACAACTGCTTGGCGCGGCGGTTGATCTCCGTTTCCTTGGCGTCTTCCTTTAGTTTCTCGACCGCCTTGTCGAGCGCGTTGTTCCCCTCGAAGATCTTCGAAACGAACGGGCCGAGCAGCATGGCGCCGGCGGTTATGGCTAACCCCCATGGACCCATGAAGAACCGTGCGACATTGCCTGCCTTCCCCTCAATGTTGGAGAACTGGCCGGCCAGCTGAGCGCCTTGGACCGCAAATGCGTTGATGGGATTTGCTCCCATCGAAACCTGCGTAAAGAAGTCCTGCACCTGATAACTGGCGCCCTGGATCGCCATACGATTATCGTTTGCCGCCCTCGATACGCGGGACGTCCCGCCTTCAAGGCGGCGCATCTCGCCATCAAGCGCACGGATCCGCCCCGCAAGCTCGGTAAGACCGCTCGATTCAGCCGCTAGTGCGCGCTGCTCCGCGCGCATCGTGCGGATTTCAGCGCTGGTCTTACCGTAAGTCTCAATCTGGCGCTGCAGCTGGCGCACCATTGCCTCACCCGACTTCTCAGAGGAGGCACGCGCCGCACGAATTTCTTGCTCAGCACGCGTGTGAGCATTTCCGAATGCGACAACCTGTGCGGTGGCGGCGCCAGTGTTGACCATGCCCGCGGTGGCCTTTTCGATCCTGGCGGCGTCAGCCACGACGCTGGCCTCGGTTGAGCCCATTGCTTGTTGAAGCCGCTGCAGTTCGGCAAACGAACCTGCGGTTTCGATGGCGAAGCCGATTTCCAACTGCGGCGAGTTGTCACCGTCCATCTACACCTCCTTCCGAGTGAAGTGGGCCGCGGCGGTCGCGCTCGCGTTCAGTTCTGAGTGAGTTGCGAGACGTTTGTGGAAAAACTGGCGAGCATGGGATTTCCACGCGCGAAACGGTGTTTCCATGGTGAGTACTCTTGGTTCCCAGGCGACGGCCGAGCGCGGCCCCGTGCTCTACTCAAGCTTAGGGGAGGTGGCTCCAGAGCTTGCGGCGTCTGATGAGACTCACCGCGGATTGGCTGATCCCGAATTGAGCAGCTACGGAATCCTGCGACAGGGTTGTCCGCCGAATTTCTCTTACATCGTTCGCAGACAACTTTGCGACCGGGTTGTCTTCTCCAGCACGATGCGTGACGCGACGACCCTTGGTAGGACGGATGCCGGGGACGTGCCCCCAGGCTCGTCCGGTTCTGATACGCGATACCATCGATGTCGTGATGCCATATTGCTTTGCTATTGCATTGGCGGATCGCGTGTCGGTCAAGATCTTCGGGATGTCAGCAGCGGTCAGCTTCGCCATTCCGTGCCTTTCACCGCGCGCCCGAGTTCCGTGCTGTAGCTGATCGGCCATGTTCTCCCGGCTGGTCGCCCATCGGAGATTGTCCGCACGGGCATTGGCGCGGCTCCCGTCATTGTGCGCGACCTGATGCACAGCCGACGGCGCAGGGCCATGGAAGGCTCGGCAAACTATCTGATGGACACCACGTCGTGCAACCCGGCTGCCATCTCGCAGCCCGACCTGGGGGTATCCTTTCCGGTCGAGTTGCTGGCGGAGAACAAGGCCTTGGACCCACCTCCGTACAAGCTGGCCACAACGACACTGGTACGACGTAAGCCGATCGACGCCTCGGACCCGACCTAGTGAGCTAACTTCGTAACGTCCCTCAAAACCAACGACCGGCCGCCATTCCTCCTGGTCAGCCATGATTCCACCTAGCCAGCACGGCGGCGCGGACGGCAGCACGTCGGCCCGATTTCCCATCTAGACGACCGAGCAACCTTCGCTGCTCGGCCCCGTTGCCATCAAGATCCATGGTCAGTGCCACGCGCCCGGCTGCGATCGTCACGCCACCCACAAACGACCAGCGACCAAGCCACTGCTCCGGCGAGAAGCCCTGGCTCACGCGAGCCCCCGGACATCGACGATCAGCGCCTGAGCATAGAAGTCGGCGAGCTCGAACCCCTCCGAGCGCTCGAATATCAGCTCCATCTTCAGCGACAGGGCCGCGGCATCCGGAACGGGTGTCACGGCCATCACGTCGAACTTCTCGTCGGCGACCACGGCCAACCGATTGGCTTCGGCGGGCGGCGTGGAGCCTTTGCGCTGTGCTGCCTGCGCGACAGCCTCAGCGATACGCCAGTCAGCGAGCGCCCGTTGAAAGGGATGATCTTTCGCGCCAGCTGTAGCGGGTGCCATGATGAGCAGGGGCAAGGCAGCGGTTGCGCCGAATATTCCTCGGCGGGTAATACGGATGTCAGCCATGACGCATCTCCAGTGCGTTGTCGGTTAGGGCCGAGCACAGGTTGCACCCTATGCTCGGCCTGTAACTATGTAATTACATGAATGATTGACGAACGTCAAGCATGTATTTACATGGGGCACATGACTGACGAAAAAACTCAGCCGTTCCAAATGCGGGCTTCGCCCGAATGGCTATCGATGATCGATGAATGGCGTCGCCACCAACCGGATCTGCCTTCGCGCGCGGAGTCGATCCGCCGACTGGTCGACAAAGGCATCGAGCACTGGGACACGCCAGACCGCCTGAAGGGCGTTCGGACCTAAATGGCTGGCTAGAACTTGCCCGCCGGAAAGCCGCTGAATGGCGCTCGCTCACACATGCCCCGATGGTCCATCGTAGACGGGTAGTTTGGGTCGAAATAGTACCATTCCCAATCGCCCGTCACTCTGTTGATCCGATTGTGAGCACGGACACGGTCCGACAGTGTTGGCTTGTCCTCGTTCAACGTGAGCATGCCTGCGGTGATCTCGGCGATCTTCATTATGCGCTTGCATTGGCCGGCGCACCATTCGCCTCGCTCCAGATCAATCCGGTAGCGCTGATTTTCTTTCTTGGCGGTGCATACAAGGTCGAACTGCTCGGCCGCGGCCGCCGGCGCGCCCGACAGCGAAACGAGAGCGATGGCAAAAACGAGCGCGCGCACAACCGAATCCCCCTTTAGGTCGGCCAATGTACACGCTCGCTCAGCCCAGCACCATCTGCAGGCGGGCGGTTTCGGTATCGCGCTCCCACGCTGTTACCGGCGCCTTCCAGGGTGGGGGGCAGCTTTCATGCTCAGCCTTTCGGCTCATAGCGACATAGGCCACCGATAGGCGTCGCATGAGCCGCGCGACCCAAGGTTCGAGCTGAACCCCGGTCACGAACTGCCAGGCGTTGATCTCCTGCCAGCTGACGGGCACCGCCCCCATGCCGTTGGTACCGACCAAACCGATTTCGGTGAGCCAGTCGATAATGTGCGGCATGGCGTTGGGCGGCATTGGCGGGGGCCCGCCGCCCTTCATTTGCTCGAATCGAGAACGCCTCTGCCTGGTGTCTTTGGGATCGTCAGACTTCGGCGTCGCATGAAGCCAGGCGAGGTGCTCGATGAACAGGGTCAGCTCGAAGCTGACCCGGGCCGAAAATTTGCCCAGTCGGCCAGGAATTTTGTCACCTGCTTCGCAATGAAGCCGAGATCAGGATCCCCGTACACAGCCTCGAACAGCTCGGTGCCGGTCTTGTCGCCATAGGACAGGCCTTCAAAGCGAACGGTCACGGTTGCGAGGTCTTCTGCAGTTTCCGCGCGGCGTTCTTCCGACGTCCCAGCGGTGAATTTTCCCTCGTTGTCGTTCATTCTCTTCGTCGCTCGGGCCGTCTGGCGGCTTTCGACCACGCCGTAGGCCCGGCTGCCCGGGCCGTGAACGATGATGCGGACAGGGGTCTCGCCGTCGTAGAGCGGTTCGCCAGCAGCGCCCTTGACGTGAATGACGCCGGTCGCAGCGGCTTTGAGGATAGTTGCGTCCATCGTGAGTTCCTTCTCGCGGCATGATGCACCGACCCGCTCCGCCCGCGAGAGCGCGGAACGGGCCGATGCCTGTGAACCGGCTTCGTCAGCCGGAATGGGGTGGATCAGGGGGCGTCGACCTTGACGATCGGCGTGCTGAGCTTGATCGTGGGGTTCGCCATCAGGATGCTGTCGGCGCCGTCGATCGTCTCCGGATAGCCGAATACTCGGCCACGCGAGTAACGGACGCCGCCGGTCGCCAGCGTCACCTTGTAGGAGTACATCGCGTTGTTGGTCGGCTCGGCTGCCGTGCGCAGCAACGTTTGGCCGGCATCGTCTTCGTCGTGTGCGATCGAGGGCTGCAGCGTGCCGTAGTTGGTCGAGCCTTTGTGCGTCTCGACCGCGCCCTTGAGCGGCTTGAATTCGACCTCGGCCGTGACAGCGCCGATCGCGCCGATCTTTTCGATGCCGCCGATCTCGGTGAAGGTGAGGGCGGCGAAGCCAGTAGCGTCATAGGTGGCCGGTGCGGCCGCAGAAATGGCGAGCGCCGTGCCCGCCGCAGTCGTGGAACCCATGGTCTTTCTCCTTGTGGGCGAGCCGGCGATGCCGGCGGGGGATCAGCCGCCCGGAGACGGCCGAACTGGTGTCAGGTGGCCTTGGGCTTCTCTTCGCCCTTGCCCCCCTGGGCCTTGTCTTCGGCCTTGCTCTCGGCGGCCGCGGTGGTGCGCGCAGCCTGCTGATCTTCGGCCGTGGGCTCGCGCACGAGGCCGGCGGCGACGTAGTTGCTCAACGCGCCTTCCTCGATCGGCACGATCGTGCCCTTGGCGTGGCGCTCCTCCGTGCCCGCATCGCGGAAGTTCTTGATCACGAACGCGGGTTTGGTTTTCGGTGTGTCGGTCACGGTCTTTCTCCTGCTGAAAGAGTCGCTCCCCGGGGCGGGACTCGCACCCGCCGACCACCCGCGCTCGAAGTCGGGTGCTCTATCCTGAGCTACCGGAGGTCCTTGGGCGCCGCGGCGCTTGCGGAAGGCTATGTCGTCGCGTCGTATGAGACGCGGAAATCCTGGGCCTGTTCGAAGGTGTTGCCCGGGCCGTTCAGGTCGGGGCCAGTGCCGGCCACGGTGATCGAGATGTCCGTCGAGGTGCCGAGATCACCGGTCCAACCCCGCAGCGCCTCCCTGGCGAGCTTGAGCACGTCTATCTGGTCACTCCAGCTCGCGGCGCGCACCGTGACGCTCACACGCGCCCAGCACCGGACCTTTTCGCCCTTGCGCAGCGGCTGGCGTTCGTTGCCCGAGACCGTCCGCACCAGAAGTGCCGGCAGCGCTACGTCGGCGGGGAGCACTCCCCCTTTGATGCTCGTCTCTGCTACCTTCAGGCGCAGCGGTGCCGATGCGCGCAGCAGCTCGCCAGCGATTTCCGCTCCGATCATCGGTCGGTATCCTCTGGTTCGGCCGGGCCGCCGAGGCCGTAGCGCTGTAGCCTGGTGGTGATGTAGCCTTGCATCGCGGCGACGACTTCGCGCTCGTTGTCGTCGAGGGCGGGACGCAAGAACGGGTGGGGGCGGGCGCCCGGATGCCAAACCGTCGTTCCAACGAACTCGCCGCCGATCGCCAGCGATCCCGCACGCTGCTGCTCGTTCACGCGCCGCACGCTCATCCCCTGGCGCTGGGTATCGTCCACGGAGATGAAGTGGGCGTCGGTGCCGTATTCGAGCCAGGTGCCGACTGTGAGTGCCCAGCCGAACTTCACCGAGATCTTGACCACGATCCGCCCGTCGGTCGCTTTCACGCGCACGACAATCGCGTCGCGCACCAGGTCGGATGTGACGCGATCGCGCGCGGAGTCGGCGATCATGCGGCCGCCAAGGCGAGCGGCACCGCGGAGTATCTTGGTCTCGAGGGCTTGGGGCGCCGCGGCGAAGTAGCTCTTCACCCCGGCCTGCCCCTTGACGGTAGGCATCAGGCCGTATTCCCGGCCGGCCTGTACTCCTCCGCCATGAACTCGATTGCCTCGCGATGCCCCAGCTCGGCCGGTCCAGCGATGATCTGCATGATCCGTGCAGAGCTATAGTCGACCACGTCACCGACCACTTTCGCCCCGACCACGAAGCGCATGTTCGGCGTGATCCCTTCGCGGTATCGGATCTCGACCCGCGCGCGCCTGGCGCTTGAGTTCAGACCATTCGCGAGCCGCTCGTCGCGGCTCGGTCGCGCGTCGAGCACCTCACCTGAGACCTCGGCCACGAAAGACCAAGAACCTGAGCCCGCCCCAGCGAACGACCCATCGGCGACTGGCCGTTCGATACGGATTCGGTCCCGATACCGGCTGGCGCGCGTCCGCTTCGGCCTCATGCGAGCGTAGGATCGCGCATGCGGCTCAGCAGCGATTTGACCGCGTCACTGAGGGGTTCGACTTCGCCGCCCCGGAACTCGTAGACTGTCGTGAGCACCAGCAGGATCGCGCTGCGCACAGGCTGCGGCACGGTGTCGGCCGTCCAGCCGTGCTCGGGACGCTTCAGATAGTCGATGACGATCCCCGTGGCCTCGATCGCCTTCTCGGCTACATCAAGGGCTACATCCGGAACATCGAGATCCGACTGGGTCAGCCGAAGCTGGCGCCGGGCCGCGTCGGTGGTGATCAGCGCAGCCATCAGCCCTTGTCCCGATCCTTGCCGTCCCGGCCGCGTTTCACGCTGAGGCGCCATCCGCTGTCGGGTCCGTCCGGCTTCACATCGGTGTCTCGCTGGGCGATCCAGAGCGAACCACCCCATGTAACGACGTCGCCGGCCTGGTACGATCGGCCCTCGGAATAGACACCGCGATCGATCATCATCGGCAGGTGAAGCTGGTGCGAATATTCCTCGCGTCCGTTGTTGAAGACGAGGGTGAGCGTACGTTCACCGTCCCACTTCGTGTCGAAGTTCTCGAGGCTGAACCCGGCGCGCCCAGGCTCACCCACGACCGTACCGAGCTCGCGGATCGTGCCGTCGCTGAGGGTTAGGACGAGTGTGCCCGTCCGATCGATCAGCGCGCCAGCGACACCAACACCGTCTCTGCCCGGCTCGGCCGGGGGCAGCTCGCCCACCGCGTGCTTGACCGCGGCATCGATGCGGCGGGCGACCTCGTCCATATCGACGTCGCGACCCGGCGTGCCCGGCTCGGCCGGTGGAAGCGCGCCCACCGCGCGCTCGACCGCTGCGTCGATGTGACGGGCGACCTCGTCCATATCGACGTCACGGCCTGGTGTGCCCGGCTCGGCCGGGGGCAGCGCGCCCACCGCGCGCTCGACCGCGGCATCGATGCGGCGGGTGACCTCGTCCATATCGACGTCACGGCCTGGTGTGCCCGGCTCGGCCGGGGGCAGCGCGCCCACCGCGCGCTCGACCGCGGCATCGATGCGGCG